CTTTTGGGTGGTGTAGCAGACCACGGGCGCCCATTGTGGGCAGTTTCACGTTGTCAGTGGAAAACCGATAGGCTAGCTAGGTCTAATGTATGATAAAGCTGACAGCGGATTCGGGGAGATGGAAAGCCCCATCTACGGCGGGATAGACCGCAGACGGCGGGAAAGACCGCTGACGGCTGGAAAGACAGCTAGATATGCCCCATGGTTATTGTGAAGAAGAACACCGGGGCTGGGCATGAGAGAGAAAGTGCGGAAGCGTCTGAAATCAAGGAGAAACAGTTGTTGAGAGTGTCATCTGGAAAGCAGTTGTTGTGGGAAGCGCGATCAGAGTCAGGCCTGAGCGGAAGAAGCGCTAGGTTTGCGGTAAGAGCCTTGGAGCAGAGCTCAGGGCGAGAGGTGGTGTTCAGTGGCAGCGAAGCCGGGAGTCGGACGGCGCTGAGCGTGAGTTCGGCGACGGGTGAACATCGGGCGTCCCTGGCCCGGGTGTTGGGGGACAAGTTGGGGGTGGAGGTAGGAAAGATTAAGCAGGCGTTGGACGAAATCGAAGCCGGAACGTCGGCAGCCGGATCCTCGCGGGAGAGGCCCGATAGCGTCCTAACAAAGCGGAATCTGGATGATTGGACCCCACGCCTGGACTGGTGGGAATCCGAAATACACCTTCCCGGACCGATCAAGGAGAGTCCGTCCAATGGGTCGGCTCTCTCCAAGCCGAGCGCGGCGTCGCTCGGCAGCCGCGCTGGATCACCAGAGAGTCCATTCTCGAGCAAGTCCGAGAAGAGGGCAAAATTTTTGCAGTACCGACAGGCAGCCAACAAGGCGATGGGATTGGTGGCCGTAGGGCAACAGGTGCCTGAGGAGATTCGGACCCTGATCATTGAAGGGTCGTCGTACCTGATGTCAAAGTCAAACCCAAAACACCAAAGGATCGTCGAGGTCTGTATGGGCCGAGAAGACGTGAAGAGTGGAGAGGGGGAAAACAGACAGGCCCGAGGCCGAATCTATCCCGCCGAGAACAGCTGTGCCTGCGGCGGAGCGCATTCACAAACGTTTGTAGACACCAACGAGGACAGCGGATTGTGCCTTCTAGGAGCGATCGCAGCGCAGCGGCCACAGTTGGTCACAGATCTGATAGTCGCAGTCAATCGGATCATGGCAGTCGACCCAGATACCCTGGTGGAGGCTGTGGTCCACTACCGCCGATGGGGAGAGTGGTGGAGAGGCGACAATACAGGAGTTTCAGACCGGCAGTGGAACGCCGCCCAAGCGTGGGCTGAGTGGTTTGTCGAGGCCGTCAGTTCGGGAAAGGACGGCAACCCACTCGACCCTCAGCGGCATTGCTCCATTATAGAGTGGCGGGCTCTGTGTCATGTGGCGAAGGTCATCCCCCATCGGTTACAGGTGCACCAGAAAGCAGACATGCGTGGGGAAAACTGCAGTGTGCACCGCATCGGACGTCCCACGGCCCGTAACGGTCGGGTGGACGTCACAGTGCACGTATACCGGGATGTTGTGACCAACCACATGTTGGGGGTGCGTATGAGGGAAGGCCAATTCATTGCAGAGGAGTCATTTTCGGAGGCAGTAGAGCGAATTGGCGAGGACCCGTCGAAAGTGTTGATGTTTGATGAGCAGGACAAAATCATTGAAAGTGTATTAGACGACGCCATCTCCAACCTAAGTACGGGTTTTCAGACCGGGCAACCCGGACCGTGGGCTTCGTTGTTCACGCGTCCCGATGTTTCGCAAGTGGACGAGTTGCGAAAGGAGATCAACGCCAGCCTGCTGGCACTTGTGCCCCCAGAGGAGCGGGGGTTGATCTCAGTGATCGCCCATGCGTTTGCCGGTCGTGCATATTCGGCTCGGATGGCCTTGACGAGCGAAGTCTCCGCAGCAGCCGAGCAATACCTCAACCCCCGGAGAGCATCAAATACGCTCTCGTGGATGGGTCTGGTTACGTGGGCTTGCGGCGATGGTCCAACCAGCATAACTTGGCTGAAGAGAGCAGTTGTGACAGAATACTTGCAGGCGAAGCCGGAGGATTCCGTGTTGTCCAATCTCTTAGGCGCAGTTCGAGGTTTGCTTCCATCCCGATTCCACGAGATGTTACCGGCCCCTCAGATGGTGGTCGAAGCTGCCAGACCAGCCACCATTACGTACACAGCTCGTTGGAGCGTGTCGCGGACAGCACTCGCCGCGCTCGACAAGAGGCTCCACCCGTTGTGGCCTCGCCAATCCGGGCACTGGCTACATGTCAACAGCCAACCAGTGCTCCACTTGCGGCGTTTGTTACATTCTCCGCATGTGGGGCGTTGGGTCAATGTGCTAGCCTGGTCCCTATTGGGGGCCTCGGCGACGCTAGGCATCTGGCGGCTACGACGGGCTGTCAAGTCTCGGCAAGAGGCTTTGCGCGCCGCTCGTGTGAACAGGCTTGTGACGTCAATGCCCCTCGGGGCTTTTTCACGCTCCCTACCAGTTCTTGCGGACGAGCAGTTGGTGGTGCGCACTACCGCCCCAGCTTTGTTCGCGCTTTGCGTAGGTGGGTTGTGTTATGCCCTCCAGGAGATGGGGCAGTGAGTCCCGAGATATACGGCGCCGTGATAGTGGCCGCGGATCTTCCCCAGTGGGTCTCGTATCAAAGGGAGCCGGTCATGACCACGCGCGAATGCGCTGCTGGTTCATGGACCGAAATGAGCTCAGTAAGACCCCTGGAACCCGGAAGTTTCGCAGCCCTGCGGCGTACGTGTCTTGGGCCTTGTCCCCAATCCGAGAGGCCCGGCCTCACGTACCTGTGGCCAATCAAGGGCCAGCCCTCGAAAGGAATGACGGCGGTTTGTACCTGCCCCGCAACCCTGATGTCAGTTTTGCGTAAACGGATGTTGGGGTTGTCACTGGGCGCAGAGAGTCATGTGGAGGTGTTATTCACCATAACCTATACCGCAATGACGTCAATCCTAGTTGGAGATGGATGCTGGCCCAGGGTCACACCAGAGGTCTTGATGGCCAAGTGGGACTCCACGAAGCGGGCAAGGTGGTTGGAGGAGCGGCAGCGAAAGACGTGCGATCCGACGGCATGGTTGAGGCGATGCCGGGTATTTGTAAAAGATGAAGCCGTG